GACACCACCTGCACCTGATACAATTTATATTGAATTTGTAGGATTCTTACCCGATGTGGATTTAACCAACTGCTTAAAAGGTTCGATCATTGAAAAAATTCAAGAGCAAATCCAAGAAAACTTATGAATCCATTGCATTCATATATCTTCTTAAATTCTACTAAATACGCTTTAGATACTTTAACCAAGTGGTACGAAAAAAAACCACAAAACAAAGAACTACAAAACTTAATTAAATCTATTCAGTATATGGTAGAACACACAAATATGGTAGAACTAGAAAGGCAACTATATAAAGACCATTTAGATTTATTAAGCGAAGAACATTTAAAACTTAAAAACGAACTAAACGAACTTTGGAATGCGAAAAAGTAGAATAACCCAGGCACAAAAGATAGCAGAACTTAAAGACCATTTAAACTTTGTAGAACAACAGTTAAGGGTACACATTCAAACCTGCGAAAGACTATTCAGATTTATTTACGAAAAAATGAACATCGATGACACACAAGATACTACCAACACAGATTCACACGATAACGAACAAGAAGGGGGTAATTAAGGTTTACACCGAAAAAGAATACCAACACCTTACTTGGTGGCAATTAGTCAAGCACGAACACAACATCAAAACGATATGATACTTTTATTTGATATAGATAGCTTATTATATTCAGCTTGTTTTAATGTGGATTCTCCGGAAGAAGCGATGTTTAAATTTGACGAGAGTTACCAAAAGGTAGTTAATGACCTAGAGGAGTTCTACGAGATAGAGGAGGTTATGCCTTTTGGATTATCTAAGAATAACTTTAGAAAGTTTATCACTAAGACTTACAAAGCTAACAGGTCAAAAGAAAAACCACAGTACTTTAATGTTCTTTGTAAATATGTGGCGAAGTATTACGAACCAATCCAAGCCAATGGAATGGAGACAGACGATTTAGTAGCTATCTACCGAGAAAAGATAGGACACGAGAATTGTATCATAGTTTCAATAGACAAAGACTATAACCAGTTTGAAGGGAAAATCTACAACTACAACAAAAAACACTTTATAAGCTTATCAAAAGAAGATGCTCTTTATAATTTTTATGAGCAAATGATAGTAGGAGACACAGCAGATAATATTAACTACTGCAAAGGATATGGTAAAGCATACGCTAAAAAGCTATTTGAGGGCGTTTCTACGGAGTTTGGATATAGAAGAAGGGTCTTAGGTCTATTTAAAGAAATCTATCGCTCAAAGGGTCGAGAACGCTTTATACAATGTTATCACTTATTAAAATTAGGTTACCGATGAATTACTGCTCAGATTTTAAGTATGACCTAGAAGTGGGTCAAGTAAAAGAAAAAGAATTAGCAAACATATTTGAAAACGCTAAGATTGAAGTTAAGAATGATTTAGCTGCACACAAAACCGGGAATATATTTGTGGAGTATGAAAGCAGAAACAAACCAAGTGGCATATCAACAAGTAAAGCGGATTATTATTGCTTTTGTTTTAGTGATTCGTTTCACATTATAAAAACAGAAAAACTTAAAACATTATGCAGAAAGAGGCTTGGGACTAAAGACGATGTAAGAGGAGGGGATAACAATACAAGTAAAGGAATATTATTACCAATAAAAGATTTATGGACACAAGACAAAAACTAGCAGAAATGAAAGAAGACTATTCAGATGCAATAGTAGAAGGTTTGATACAAGAATATAGATTAAGGTCTATAAAAGGAATCGCTAAATACAAAACCACTTTAGAAGATAATAAGTTAAGCCTTAACCAATGGTTACAACACGCTAAAGAAGAGGCTATGGATATGGCACTTTATTTACACAAAGCACAAAAACAACTAAATGGATGAATACGAATTCTGGGAACACAACTACAACTGGGATAAACTATCAGGGGCAGAAAGTGGAGATAACGGAGAATAACTTTAGGGTATTCTGGGTAAGAGGTATTAATCCAATAACAATGATAAAAGACTATTAAGTAAATGGAAAAACAAATACAAGAACAAATCATAGATGTAATCGAAAGACTACATAGTGCAAAGATTACAACAAAGAACAGAAAAAGAGAAAATGTAACTGCAAGAGCAGTATATGCTAAACTATGTAAAGACATCTTTCCTTATTTAACTTTAGAAAAAATAGCAGAACCAATTAATCGTGACCACGCTACTATCATTCATATGTTTAAAATGATAGATAACCACCTAAAGAACGATAACGAATACATTAACCTGTACAAGAAAGCTTCTGTTATAATCAATAAAGATGTAATTGCTACACAGAATGTAAAAGAAATATCTTACTTAGAGAGTTTAGAAGAAAGACTAATTAAAATGTCAAACGCTCTTATAGAAAAAAACAAAGAAATAGAACAACTGAAATCTCAACGAACTACGGATAAATATCAAGCATTTGATAGACTTCCTAACGAATTATTTAATATCTTTATAGAAACAAGATTAGAACCTTTTTTAAAATTAAATGCGGTAGCCGAAAAGCAAACAGAGTAGGCGTATAAAACAAGGGGTTAAGAGCCTCAATAATTATGATTAAAATAGCACAAACTAAAATGTTACCTATTGATTCTATTAAGTTTATAGATGGTAACCGGGAAGTAGTACAAAGCCACGTTCAAAAGATGTATAATCTAATAGACGAAAATGGATTCGCAGACACAATTAAAGTAGCCATTAAAGATGGAGAATACTACGCAGTAGAAGGACAGCACCGAATAGTAGCTTTAAAGATTCACGGAATAAAAGAAATTCCTTGTTCTGTTGTTGACTGGATAGATGACGATTTCGAAGAAATACAAAGCTTTATTATTGACCTGAACGCTCATAACAAACAATGGACACTTTACGACTACGTTAAAAGTTGGGCAGACAAAAAAATCCCGGAATACACACACCTTAGAAATCAAATGATAAACTACCAAAAAACATTATCGAACGGTGTAGTAGCTACAAGTTACGATGGAATAGCCAGAAGCCATCCTAATCTAAAAAAAGGTAATCTTAAATTTATAGACAAACCATTCTCAGACACACTAACAGAAACCTTTTCAGATATGGTTACTAAGTGGGGAAAGAAAAGACTGTCTGCCCAAGTAATGCGACAAGCTTCTGTTAATATAATGGGATTCAAAGACGATAGATACGGAATGCTAAGAGCTTTTAAATTGGCTTCAGTTAACCATCTGACAACTTCAGTAGAACCACTTCCGGATGGAGACGAAAGCTTTAGCTATTGGTTTGAACACAATGTAGTAAACGGAACATACGAAACACTAATAAAATAATTATGCCACTACCTAGAAGAACAGCAACAGAAACCAGAGATAAGTTTATTGAAAGATGTATGTCTGACAAAACAATGGTTAACGAATATCCTGACAAAACACAAAGACTAGCTATTTGTGCGGTTCAATGGAAGAAACAATAATGTACAATTATTGAAACAAAAGTGTCACATAATGCACAATTAATGGGACAGAAACCGAATTAAAGACTAATTTATAACAAAAGTGCAATGTACTGCACACCAAAGAGAAATGAGAGATAGACAAAAAGAACTAAGTTATAAGATAGTATTCTATTGTTTTGTAACTGGTATAGTGTTGCTTTTTATTTTAGCACTATTAAATTTGTAAATAAATCGTTTTATAGATACAACGAAAATACAATGATATGCCAAACGAAGAAAACTTAAGATTCTGGAAGAAAGGCGAAAGCGGAAATCCTAATGGCAGACCAAAGGGTTCAAAGAATCGTAGCACCATAGCAAAGAAATGGTTACAAGCTATGCAAGAAACAAAGAATCCTTTAACCTTAGAGTCAGAAGAACTAAGCCAAGAAGATTTAATTACTTTAGCCTTACTAAAGAAAGCTGCTAAAGGAGATGTAAACGCATACAAGGCTTTAATGGATAGCGGCTATGGTTCACCAGTTCAACAAGTCGAACAGACTATTTTAGAACAACCTTTATTCCCAGATGTTCCAAAGGACAACGGCAACAAATAAAATACTAGCGTTAGACAAACGCATTAAGATTGTACAGGGTGGAACTTCGTCTTCAAAGACATTTTCCATCTTGGCTATTTTAATAGATAAAGCTATTAAGAATCCTGACTTAGAGATAAGCGTAGTAGCTGAATCAATTCCACATCTTCGCAGGGGTGCATATAAAGACTTTCTTAAAGTCCTAAAGTGGACAAACAGATTCCAAGAACAACAGTTAAACAAATCACTTTTAAAGTACGAATTTAAAAACGGAAGTTATATAGAGTTTTTTAGTGCTGACGATTCAAGTAAGCTAAGAGGTGCTAGAAGGGATATACTGTTTTTAAACGAAGCTAACGCAATATCTTTAGACGCATATAACGAATTAGCTATTCGGACTAAAAAGTCTATCTACATTGATTACAATCCTTCTAACGAGTTCTGGGTACACACCGAACTAATCAACCAAGACGATTCCGACTTTATTATTCTTACCTACAAAGACAACGAAGCTCTAGACAAGGGAATAGTAGAACAAATCGAAAAGAACAAAGAGAAAGCCAAAACAAGTTCTTACTGGGCTAATTGGTGGAATGTTTATGGGCTTGGACAAGTAGGTTCTTTAGAGGGCGTTATTTTTTCTAATTGGCAACAAATAGACACTATACCACCTGAAGCAAAACTTGTAGGTTTAGGGTTAGACTTTGGTTACACTAATGACCCTACTGCTATTGTTGAGGTTTACAGTTGGAACGGAAAACGAATAGTCAATGAATTAGTATATCGAACTAAGATGCTTAATTCAGACATAGCAAATGAACTACCAAAGGGAACTATTATTTACGCTGATTCAGCAGAACCTAAAAGTATTGATGAAATCCGGAGATATGGCATTTCGATAAAGGGAGTAACAAAAGGCAGGGATTCTATTAATTATGGAATCGATATAATGCAGAACCAAGAATACCTAATTACAAAGAATAGTCAGAACCTCATCAAAGAATTAAGAGCGTATTGTTGGGACACAAACAAAGTAGGTCAAAGGCTAAATAAGCCAGTTCCGCATTTAGACCACGCCATTGATGCATTGAGGTATCACGAAATGGAAAGCTTAGGTTTAAAAGCCAATTACGGAAAATACGCAGTACGTTAAAAAATCAAAATAAAATCGTTTTATAGTTATGGAAGTAAAGATTACTGTACCTGATAGTCTTAAGGATATTCCTTTACACAAATACCAACAATTTCACAAGGTATTGGAGGTAAACAAGGATGCGTCTTTTGATGACTTATTTATTCAGGAAAAAATATTACAGATATTCTGTAATTTACCTTTAAGTGATGCTATTAAATATCGTAAGTCTGACATAGACAAAATTACCGAAATGGTAGCTAAAACACTTGAGCAGAAACCTGATTTAGTTTTAAGCTTTAGGCTAGGTGATACAGAGTTTGGTTTTATTCCAAAGCTTGAGGATATGACCTTTGGGGAGTATATCGATTTAGACAACTCAATAGGTGATATAAAGAACTTGCACAAAGCTATGGCGGTTTTATATAGACCAATCAAACAAAAGATAAAAGGAAAGTATTTAATCGAAGAATACAAGGGGGACAACTATCACGAAGCAATGAAACACACGCCAATGGATGCAGTAGTTAGTTCTATGCTTTTTTTTTGGAATTTAGGAATCGAATTGTCGAAAGCTATGATAGCTTATTTACAGGAGGGGGAGGACTTGACTCCAGAGCAAACTTCGGTGCTAAATGGGGCTGGTATCAGTCTGTCTACGCTCTTGCCAATGGAGATGTTACCAAGTTTGAAGAAATAACAGAACTGAATGTAAACACTTGTTTATTGATGCTGACATTTAAAAAAGAAAAAGCTGACATAGAAGCACAAGAACTAAAAAGAAAAATGCGATGACATACAGAGGGATTCAATCGTTTTACGACTTAACCACCAAAATCAAAGACATCCTACAAGCGGATGAAAATACCAATACGGTAACCTTTGGGGATATTACAGAAGTAGACTTAAACAAACAAACTATCTTTCCTTTATCGCATATAATGATAAACAATGTAACGGATAATGGACAGACTCTTTCGTATAATATTTCAGTTATGGCTATGGACTTGGTCGATACAAGTAAAGACCCAACGACTGACATCTTTGTTGGGAATGATAATAGGCAGGATGTTTTAAACACGCAACTATCTGTACTAAATAGACTACACCAAAAACTAAGAAAAGGAACACCACACCAAGATGGGTATCACTTAGAAGGTGCTGCTTCACTTGAGGCGTTTTATGATAGGTTTGAAAATGAGTTAGCGGGATGGGTGAGTACGTTTGACGTAGTTACTATGAATAACATTGACATATGCAACTAGACAACTTTAAAAAGGCTTTAGAGGAGTTCAGGGATAAGGTTGTAGAAGAATCTAAAAAGAACCTGCGCAAAGAAGGCAAAGGTGGGGGTCAGTTAGAGAATGATTTAAAAGGTGGTGAAGTAAAGGTAACTAATAGAAGTTTGCAGTTTGAAATAGAGATGCCTTACTATGGGGTATTTCAGGACAAAGGGGTAAGTGGTATTAAAAAGAAATATAACCCACCA